TATGCCCGGCATGATGATGGGTGGCAAGGTCAAGAAGATGGCTAAAGGTGGTAAGGTCCGCGGTGCTGGCATGGCATCCAAAGGCGTTCGCCCCTGTAAGATGATGTAATGCGTGCCTACTACAAAAAAGGTGGGGCGGTGAAGGACGCCTGTTATAGCAAGGTCAAGTCTCGCTATAAGGTCTTCCCGTCCGCCTATGCCTCCGGGGCTATCGCCAAATGCCGTAAGGTCGGGGCGAAGAACTGGGGGAACAAAGGGAAGAAGTAATGGCGGTTCGCAAGACAGCAAAAGGCGCGGCACTCAAACGCTGGTTCAAAGAGGACTGGAAAGATGTGCGCACCGGCAAGCCTTGCGGGCGCCAAGAGGGTGAAAGCCGGGGTACCCCGTATTGCAGACCGAGCAAGCGGGTATCTAGCAAGACCCCCAAGACTAGCGGTGAGATGAGCTCTTCAGAAAGGAGCAAAAAGATTGCCGAGAAGAAACGACTAGGGCAACCCGCGGGGAAACCGCGGCGGGTATCGCCTGCAAAACGGAACAAGTGATGGCACGTAGACCTACCGCAGCACGGGGATCAGCAATCGCGCGGGGATATAAAGACTCCGCGGCATGCCCTGTTGCGACTCAAGACGTGCATGAAAATCTAAAAAATCGGAACCACGCCATCGAGGACTATGGCTATGGGCCGATGAACCCAGAAGAAGATAATAAAAAATTCTGGCAGCGCCTTGCTGATCTCTGGGACGTTTCTGTTGACGAAGCCAAGACTGCCCGCTGCGGCAACTGCGCTGCCTTCATCCAGACCCCCAAGATGATGGACTGTATTGTCTCAGGGCTTACGGGTGACGAAGAGTTTGAACGTGCAGATTCCGAAGCTGTCGTAGAGGCCGCTAACCTTGGGTATTGTCAACTCTTCCACTTCAAATGCGCCGGTGCTCGCACCTGTGAAGCGTGGCTTGTTGGAGGGCCGGTAACATGACGACATCGGGCACCACAGCGTTTAACATGGACTTCACGGAGATCGCCGAGGAAGCATGGGAACGTGCGGGTCGGGAGATGCGGTCTGGCTACGACCTTCGCACTGCGCGGCGGTCTATGAACTTGATGACGATCGAGTGGCAGAACCGCGGCATCAACATGTGGACGATCGACGAAGGCACGCTGTCGTTGACGCAGGGCGTCGGGCAGTACACGCTGCCCGCCGACACTATTGATCTGATGGAGCAGGTTATCCGCACTGGGTCTGGTGGGACGCAGCAAGATTTGAACCTCTCGCGGATCAGCGTCAGCACATACTCCACGATCCCGAACAAAACCAATACCGGCAGGCCGATTCAGGTGTGGATCGAGCGCCTGCGTGATGCTCCGCGCGTCAACGTATGGCCGGTGCCTGATTCGGACGACTACACACTCGTTTACTGGCGCATGCGCCGTATCCAAGACGCTGGCTCCGGTATCCAGACTGCGGATATGAATTTCCGCTTCCTCCCCTGTCTGGTAGCGGGGCTGGCGTACCACATCGCGATGAAAGTGCCGGAGTTGGCTCCCCGTATCGACATGTTGAAGATGGCGTATGAGGAGCAGTTCAGGCTCGCGGCGGAAGAAGATCGCGAGAAGGCCCCGGTGCGGTTCGTACCGAGCGTAAGGATGGTGAGATGAGCAACCGCTTTGCATCCGCGAAGAAAGCTCTTGGTATCTGCGACGTATGCGGGTTTGAGTACCCACTACGTAAGCTAAGAACTACATTCGTGAAGGGTCGCAAAACAAACATCTTATCATGTCCTGAGTGCTGGGACCCGGACCATCCGCAGTTGCGGCTTGGTGAGTTCCCTGTGGAAGACCCGCAGGCGCTCCGCAATCCTCGCCCTGATACCGCTGAGCTGGCGACGTCGAGAGACTTTCAATACGGCTGGAACCCCGTTGGACTGAACGACCCGCTAGGGTTGACCTCTAACAATCTGGTTACCACTGGATTCGTTGGGCAGGTTACTGTAATAACTTCTTAGGAGTGATACAAAATGGCAAACTGTGGTACAAAGAAGATGAAGGCGGGCGGCAAGGTCGCGAAGCCGAAGAAGATGTCGAAGACACCCAAGTCTAGCGGCGTCAAAATCCGTGGTACGGGCGCAGCCACTAAAGGCATTATGGCCCGCGGCCCGATGGGGTGATGTATGAACTATACCGAGCTGAAAGCAAACATTCAGGATATCTGTGAAAACACGTTCACAGATGCGCAGCTCGCTATGTTCACACAGCAAGCCGAGCAGAAAATCTACAACTCGGTGCAAATCCCTGCTTTGCGGAAGAACGTTACGGCAAACCTCACCGCCGGGAACAAGTATCTCGCCCTGCCTTCGGACTACTTGTACACGTACAGCTTGGCTATTGAGAACGCCTCTGGAGACTATGTCTTCTTGCTGGATAAGGACGTGAACTTTATCCGCGAAGCGTATCCAAATGCCTCAGATACTGGGGTCCCCGTCCACTACGCAAACTTTGATGACGACGCGTTCATCTTAGGGCCAACTCCTGACGCGGCGTATTTTACTGAGCTCCACTACGGCTACTACCCACAGTCTATTGTGGATGCTGGCACGACATGGCTCGGGGATGAGTTTGATTCCGCACTACTCAATGGGGCGCTTGTAGAAGCCATTCGCTTTATGAAGGGCGAGCAAGACATGGTTAACATGTACAACCAGATGTACGTGCTATCCATCGGCCTTCTTAAGAATCTCGGGGATGGGAAGCTACGCGGCGATACATATCGCTCTGGCCAGCCCAAAAATCCGGTAAGCTAAGGTAGATTGTATGTTTGAACTCAAACTCGATACACCAAAAGACCAGCCGATCGTGGGGGTCCGCACCACTAATGGGCGCGGGTTTACCCCAGAGGAGCTCGCAGAACAGTGCGTTCAGCGCATTGTGTCGGTCTCCGATACCGCCCATCCGGGGATTAGAGACCAAGCCCGTGCCTTTTCACGGCATATCGAGACGCTCGTCGCCTACTACATGCGGCAAGCTATTCTCAGCGATCGCACAACTGTGTATAATGCACTGGCAGACGCGGGCCATCCCGAGCTGGCAGAACTTATAAGGAGACTCTGACATGGCCTTCACTGGCAACTTTATGTGCACGTCCTTCAAGCAGGAGCTGCTGCAGGGCATTCACAACTTCACCGCTTCGACTGGCAACAGCTTTAAGCTGGCGCTTTACACGAACTCGGCGTCGTTTACTGCAGCAACGACCGCGTACACCGCTTCGAACGAAGTTGGTGATTCCGGCTCGTACGCAGCAGGCGGCGGTGCGCTAACCAACGTCACGCCCACATCCAGTGGCACGACGGCGTTCACCGACTTCGCGGATATCACGTTTACCTCCGCGACGATTACGGCCCGCGGCGCGTTGATCTACAACGACACGGCGGCAGGTGACCCAGCGGTGGTTGTGCTGGACTTCGGTTCGGACAAAACCTCGACGGCGGGGGATTTCCAAGTCGTGTTCCCGACCGCGGATGCAAGCAACGCAATCATCCGCATCGCCTAAGTCAAAGCGATAAGGAGATTGCGTCATGGCACTCGTCGTTAAAGATCGTGTAAAAGAAACGAGCGCCACGACAGGCACTGGAACCCTGACTCTCGCGGGCGCGGTGACAGGGTTCCAAGCCTTTTCGTCTGCGCTGTCGGATGGTGACACAACCTATTACGCCATTTTCGAGTCCAGCACTGGAGCATGGGAAGTAGGTCTCGGCACCTTTACGCTTGGAAGCACGACACTTGCGCGCACGACTGTCCTTGCAAGCTCCAATGCTGGCTCTGCAATCAATCTGACGGCTGGCAATGCTGAGGTCTTCATCACTCAGCCCGCAGGAAAAACGGTTGTCTTCGATGCTGCTGGCGATCTTACGCTGAACCAAGATCCGACGAGCGCGCTGCAGGCGGCAACAAAGCAATACGTTGATACGATTGCAGCGGCAGGTCTACATTACCATGACCCTGTTCGCGTTGAATCCCCGACCGCGTTAAACGCTACATATAACAATGGCACCGCAGGTGTAGGGGCCACGCTTACTAACGCTGGGACGCAGGCAGCGCTTGTGATCGACGGCGTGACTGTTAGCACTAGTGATCGCGTTCTAATCTACACCCAAGCTAATGCCGCGCATAACGGCGTTTATACTGTCACAGATACTGGGTCTGTCAGCACAAACTGGGTTCTCACCCGCGCAACTGACGCGGATAGCTACGGCCCGAGCGACCCTGATAGCCTTGGTCAGGGGGACGCGTTTTTTGTCTTGGAAGGCAATACAGGCGCAGGTGAACTCTATGTGATGAACACCGAAGGGACGATTACCTTCGGTACGACAAACATCACCTTCACGCAGGTTGCTTCTACCGCCGTTTATTCAGCAGGCAACGGCCTGACGCTTACAGGGACGACTTTCGCCGTCGGCGCTGGCACGGGTGTGACGGTCAACGCAAACGATGTTTCCATCGGTCAGGATGTTAGCACCTCTGCGGATGTGACGTTTAACACCGTTACCGCCAGCCTTCTTGGCAACGCCACAACGGCCACGACAGCAAGCGGCGTGACTGCGAACTCTGTGGCCCTTGGCACCGACACCACTGGCAATTATGTGGCCGCGGGCGCGGTGAGTGGTAACGGCCTGTCTGGCTCCGCGAGTTCCGAAGGTGCGACGTTCACGGTCACTTCGAACGCCACCAACGCCAACACACCTAGCACAATCGTGTTCCGGGACGCTTCTGGCAACTTCAGCGCGGGCACAATTACTGCAAGCCTGAGTGGTAACGCCACAACGGCCACGACAGCGACCACTGCGAACGGCGTGGCGGCAAACTCTGTTGCTTTGGGCACGGACACTACTGGTAACTACGTTGCTACAATCGCCACCAATGCGGGTCTGGACGGTAGTGGTTCCAGTGAGGGCGCGGCAGTTACATTGAGCCTAAACCTCAGTGAGCTGACGACGTCTACTTCAGATGCTGACGGCGATTTCTTCGTGGTCGTGGATTCGGCGAATGCTCAGAAAAAGCTGACTAAGGCCAACATCAACATTAGCGGCTTCAACAACGACGCTGGCTATACCACAAATGTGGGCGACATCACTGGCGTCACGGCTGGTAGCTTTATCACGGGCGGCGGCACATCAGGCACTGTTACAATTAACGTCGATGCGACGTCGGCAAACACA